GCGCGAGCGACATCTTAGACAGCCATACGGCGGGAATCTAGGAACTGCGCCTGATCGTTCGGAACATTTGTTGGTCGGTAAGTTGCGCCACCAGATAGAACACCAGTCTTGTGAGACTTGCGTAAACCTTTGTGCTTAGAATCGAACGCTGCTGCGAGCGCCTGAGACTGTTCGTAAGTTAGATCGTGAGGGTATTCGATAATACCGCTGGTAGTTGCGCCATGACCAAAGAATCTAGCTGCGTAAGTTTCTAGTGCCTTAGCCAAACCGAAGTTATCTTTGAGCGCGTCTACGCGACTTACGCCTCGTATAGTTCCTGGGCGAACAACATCTGGAATAAAGATAACTTCTTCAGCGGTGAGTGGTTGCTTCTCACCCTGAACATTGAACATCAAGCGACCGATACCATTACGCTTTACTTCGACATGATGAGGGTTTAGAACAACAAGGTTTACTATCTGATTGTTTTGTGTGTACACCCGAATAAAGGCATTTCCGTCAAGCAATAGCGAAACGATGATAGAACCATAAAAGGCTTCTTTGGTTGTGTCTACATCAGGCTTCTGAACCCAAGCTGGTCTTGGTCGTAGCGCTCGGCGCTCGCCACCCTCTCTAACAAAAGCATCTAGGGGCAGGGTTGAGATCGTGTCGCTGATAAGACTAATGGCTGAGAAGATCGGGTTGATGTGGAACGCGGTCTCGCTGTTGATTAGTGGACCAGCCTGCGATCCCAAATCAAAGTCATCACCAGAACCCCAAATAGTCTGGTAAGAAATTGCTCTCTTTTCAAACAGGTTAGCTAACATTACTTCTTCTCCAAACTAATACCGAATACTATTGCGAGCGCGCCAGCCATAATCATTCCTGCTGGCAAGAAGATAACTCCCAAGCCAATCGAAAGTAGAATTGCCCCTGCTATTTGAATCAAACTTGCCATCATCATTCCTAAATAAAGAACTGCGGGATTGGTGGCAGTTCTTCTTTCTCGTGTGTTGTTAGCGCTCTGTCTAGAGCTATAATACCAGCTACCGCTGCGTCAATCCTGCGCAAGCTGTGTCGGTGTTCTTTCACTATTCTTGGACCATAGTTGTCTATCTTTACTGCTGCGTTGCTTAGGTGTCGCGTAAGTAGCGGATCCCCATCGTGTTCTAGTTTTTGTTCCATAACATTTTCATAGAACTTTTGACAAGCAGGAACCATACGCCTAACAGAAGTCGATGGCCATTCAACAATCGGCACACCTTTCTCCTGAAGGACTGCCATAGATCGTTGCCAACGGAACGGGTCGCACGCAACCTCGCGGGTCTTAGGATAATTTTGAACAAAGTTCAGGATCTCATTCTCAACATCCAGCGTATCCACGCGCCAGTCCTCATTATCAGTTGGCTGCTTTTCCCACGCCTTTACCAAAAACAGATACGGCTTTTCAGTTTCATCTTTCGGAACCTGACACCCTACGATGACTGTACAGTCTTGATTGAAAGAGCCATCGAATCCAAGGATGTATTCAGCATCGGGGTCTAGCTCTCGGCTGACAGCTAACGGCAACCAGCTGTCGGTTGGTAGCCAAGAGTTCTGAGAGCTTACCCATTGGTTACAGCGCTTAGTTCTAAATTCAGCTTCAGGCGTCCGCCGAGCCATAGCTACAAAATCTTCCTCGGCGTTCAGATCCCCAAATGCGGGATTAGCTTTCGCCCATGTTTTAGGATCTTGGTATGGCGCTTCTTGTGGCGCTTCCCACCAAGCCATAAAGAAAGACGGATCCTCAACTTCTTTCCGCGCTACGCGCTGCCCATACTGATACAAGCTATACGCAGTTGAATCTTGCCCTGTGCTATCTGTCTTTACCCCAGCGGTGGTAATCGAAAGCAACATCGGTTCACGCCTAGCACCCATACCCAGCGCCATAACATCAAACAGTTCTCTATTAGGGGTGGCATGAAGTTCATCAAACACTACGAAAGTTGGAGACAGTCCTTCCTTGGAGAAAGCCTCAGCAGATAGAACGCGATAGATAGAACCTGTGCTTACGACTTCTATGGCATCTCGGTAAAGCTTGGTCATTTCCATTAGGTCAGGGTTGTTTTCAACCATGCGTTTTGCGTCAGAGAACACGATACGCGCCTGTTCTTTTTCAGCAGCGCAAGAATAAACTTCCCCACCATTATCGCCAAGGTATAGCGACCATAGCGCCAGCGAAGATCCCAGCGCGCTCTTACCATTTTTACGAGGCATACCGACCAGCGCAGTTCGATGAAGAAGTTTGCCATCTTCATCTTCGGCGAATAGATCCCTAATGAGTTCGCGTTGCCAGTCCCTAAGGATAAGCGAATTACCTGCCTTACCTGCGATGGTGTCTTTGGTCTGAAGTCCGTATTCTTCTATGAACGCCATAATCTGTTCCGACCTACTGGCTTCGTGTTCATGTCTGGTTACAGGGGTAATCCAGCGCGGTGGATAACTACTCATTTCTCATCGACCTAAGCTCGGCAAGCTTGCTCAACTTCTTGACTTCAGCCACACCAAGACGCGACCGATCCGCAGGTGTTAGTCCCAGCGAAGCCAGTTGGCTTTGGATTGCGCGGTCTAGATCTCTAAGCGCTCGGCGATCCCGCGCCTGCCCCTCGGTCATAACCTTTACGCGCAAGTTCCAGCGCTCGTCAATCATCTCTGCTGTCATTAGCATTGTCTCGTAATCGGTGTTTGAACTTATCCAAGAAGAACCCATCTGCCATACGCGATCCCAGAACTGTTTACCATGTGAGCCAAGCGGTCTAGTAGTGTCTGGTATTTCAGTTATCATGGGCAACGCGACAATAGTTTTCTCATCAGGTAGCGCTCGCTTCCCAGGATTTCCGAGAGCGCGTTTGACCTCTGTTGGTTTAGGTGGTCTGCCAGCTCTAGACATCTCTTAGTTTGATTTCTCGGTATCCATTGTCACGCGATTTTTTTTCGGTTACAAAGTCAGGGTAAGTGTTTAGTAAGTATGTTGTTCCCTGTTCGTTCATAGTCGCGCGGTCTAGTGATTGTAAACCACCCTTGTTGCCACCTTTTGCCCCGCCGACTTTACCAGCCAGCGTAGTTAGATCCTCAAAGCGAAGCACAATACCATCGGCAATAAAGCGCAGAATCGCGCGCTCGTAATCTGACTTGGTTTCAGCTTGTAGTATTTCATCGTGACGATTGTAAAGTCCGTAGAACTGACCGCTGATGAAAGACAAACCATAGCGCTCTCTGGGTTTCATAAAGAACGGGTTGCTTACTGGATAGAATCCCCAAAGGCTTGCGCCGACTAGATCCGATTTGGTAAAGCAATCTTCTATTAGTTCTGACAAGTTATCCACGCGAACAAGAGTTTTTTCATCTTGCCATTTGCCGATGTGTCGCACATCATCGTCAGCCTGAACTAACGGAATACCATCTGGATAGAAGTTGGTTATGGCGTTTCGGTTGCCCCTAATACCTAGAACAGTTGGGACTAATTCCTCGTATAAGCCAGCGTCAGTATTCTGCTCATAAGCAGCTACCTGATCTGGCGCAACAAATACTCGGATCTTTTCTTTTGGGATCCCTGTGTCAGCCAGATACCGAAGTGTGTGTTGGTTTATTTCATTACTGCGGTCATGCGATGGTATGGCAATTTCGTAATCTAACATAATTCACTCTCTTTTACTTTACTGCTAGTCGATAATTCTAGTATCCCCATTAGATCTGCCATTAGGAATCTTTGCCATAGCTGTTTCAATCGAAGTGTCAGTCATGCCTTCTTCGCGACCCTGTCGGCGCTTACGAGCCTCGCCAACTTCGACTGCGTAGGTGTGGCAGTCTTTCATTCCGCGCTTCGCATAGAAGACGATTGAGTAGCGGTAGCCATCTTTGGCGCGAGCCTTCATTGGTGTTACACCATGAACATACGCGTAGCCATTGAACCAAAGCGCCCAGCCATCGCGACAGTTGATTGTGATGTCGTACTCAGGCATATGTAGGTGTCCGCCATCCATACCCCTACGGACAACAGGCATAGCTGACCAAGTATCGAAGTTAGATCCGTCTCGGTGGTAAGGCAACGCGGAAGCTTGGTTGATAACACCAGAAGTCCAAAGCGCATCTTCGGTCATGCGCCACTCTGGTAAGACTTGCTCTAGTTCTGCCTTATCGTGGAGAAATACTTCAGGTAGTTCTTGTTTGAGGTAATCGCCCAACACTTCTGCGGTTGTGTTTAGTGTCATCTGAGCGTCTGGTGATTCCCAAGCCAGCGATGTCGGCGTACACGCTTCGCGCTGAAGAACTGCGGATCGGTTAGTGAACCCGAAAGTCCTTGACGCATTTCTAGTTCCGCTGGCGCGTAGAGTCGTTGAATAATTTGTTCCTAGAACTGCTTTGCGTAGTGGCGTAATCTGCGCTGGGTATGGCGCGTAAATCAAAATAGCTTCGCCAGTTTCCCTGTCGCGGTATAGACCTGCTTCGTTCACATTTGGTTCGCTCTCAGCAACAGTCACACCGACAACTTTGTCAGCTTCATCTTTTGTTAGAACGCGGTCAATTAGAAACTCTGGCAGATTAGCCATTATTCAATTCCTTATCTATCAACGCTTGGACAGTTTCCGCGTTGTCTTTCGTGCCAAACTTTTCAGCGACGATCTTTAGGTTCTCTACCATTTTACCATAGTCTTCATTTGGATAATAAAGAATGATCGCGCGCACAGCGCGGTTCGCATAACGCTCAAGAAACTCAGCGTAAGTAGAATCCTTTTTTACTTTGGTGTCAGCATCAACTTGTGATGTTCCGCCATCTGCGTCTCTTAGTCCACCATCCATTTGTGCGATCGCTGGTGAGGTCATTTGGTGTTCGTCTAGTAGTGCGCGGAAGTCTTCAACATCAGCCTCGGTGAAACCAACTGTGTCAATAGAATCTAGTCCGATCTCATCAAGGGCAAGAACAAGTTCTTCAACATTCCACTCACCAAGCTGACCGATACGATTGTCAGCCACACCATAAGCGATTGCGGTTTCCTTATCGTCATCAACAAAGACAACTGCCATCTCAGTCCAGCCAAGATCCTTAGCTGCTAGATACTGGTGATTGCCAGCGATAATTTCGCCAGTAGATCTCAGGGCAACGATTGGTTTACGCTGACCAAAGCGCTCGTAAGATTTTTTGATTGACTCAACATCACCCTTGCGCGGGTTATGCGTAGCGGGTTTGAGCTTGCTTATCGGTTGAATCAGGGGTTCTAGGTCTTTGGCAATTTGAGCCATTTTATTTTCCTCTCTTGGGTGGTCTTCCTAGACTACACCGACCAAACCAAAAAAAGGATAATTTCGCGGGAATGCGCGTTCTGC